AATAACTCCACATATATTTATAAGCACCTTTACCACACCATTTTCCCTTTTTATATGTGCTTGTGTATTTAGGTTTAGTAACTTTAGCTTTAATTTCCTTTTTAGCGGCAGAAATATGTGCTTCAGTTACTTGGGGTAAACAAACTACAGGTACATCATTTAGTGTATTTATATGGCTACCAAATGGGGTTTCACTGTAATAATCAATACGCCCTAAAATATCTCCATGTGAGTTGGCTACAATAGAAGCAAGCCATTTATCATTGATAGGCGTATCTTTATTTTCAATTAGTGGTTTTAAGAATTTATTGATTCCGTCGTTCTGGTCTGTGGATGACCAGAAAACTTTCGTATCTCCGTGCGTATGCCACCAACCAACTAGATATGAATCAGATTCTGCAAAAAATAGTTCGCTTATCTGATCATTAAGAGATGTGTCATCAAAACTTATAGAAGCAGCTGTAACTTCCTGCTTTGGTACTGTTATATCAGTTACAACAATTTGATCAGAATCCACATATCCAATCATTATACCTCCTATCTCATCCGAACCGGATGCTTTACTCAGAGCAAGTAATTTAAGCATACTTAGTTGTGAAAGATTTATCAACATGGGTCCACCTCATACATAAGGATCAAAGTCGTCACGTAGAATATCATCTGCATTTCCGTTTTCTAGTGCATATAGAAGATCTTCCTTCGATAGATACCCGTCATTATCCATATATTCTTCTATAAAGGCATTCAATTTCTCTTTAAATACACTAATACGCTCCCCGTGCGGTATATTTAAGTCAGCTGCTCGTACTTTTTCTATAGTGATACTCATACGTTTAAGTGTACTTAATGATATACTTCTAAAATTATGACATTTTAAACATCGTTCGTGATTGTCGCATGAATAACACCCACATGTATTGCATATACTTGTATTCGCATCTGGACAGGCGGCACATGGATCTGGTTTCCATAGTTCATAGTATGGATTTTCATCAGAATAGCTGAAAAGAACTTCTAATGTTAACTCTATGATAAATCCAATTTCATGAGCTTCATACGCCTCATATATCATAGATCCTATGTTGCCGTAACATATATGTCCTACCGAATCGACATGTGGATGCGGAGTTAAAATTGTATATGTGTTATGCGATCGGTAGTTATTTTCAATTTTTCCACATCCGAGAGCTTTGCCAACTGGCGCTGTATACCAACCATATACTTGTAAAGCATACAGACCAAGCGAACTGTTACAGGAGTCAACACTAAATCCTTTCTCCATTTCTTCATCGTTATATGTATTCATAACATATCGTCTATACATGGGTGGCACGTTATATTCACTAACGTTATAAGGTATAGCCGTAGGTATAAAACCTGGCTTTATTAGAATTAGAAATTCTCCGAAATTGAGTTTTTTATGTCGATCCGCGGTTATACGGCATAGACTAGGTTTTACATGCACTTCATCTTGATTTATAATAATAGGAGCTGTGTATATTTCTAGCATATCTCCTGTCGCTGATACTCTTTTAATACGTGGATCTTCTTCTAATATTTCTAGAAGGTCTTCGAAGTTTGTTTGTGGATTTTCAGGTGGACATAGTTTATTTAAATCTGATTTTATCATCTCTATCTTTATATTATCTCGCATAATTCCTCCTATTAAATTAAAAAAGTGGTGAAAGTCACCACTTCAATTAAAGTCCAGCCTTTACTTTAGTAATACCTAGAGCAATGATTTTAGCGCGTTCAGGCAGGAGGGCACTCGCCTCAATCAGACCTGCGTCGGTTCTTACTGACTCTGGCACGTCGAATCCTGCAGCTTCAATTACCTGAGCTACGGTGTAGATTTTACGCTTGTCGATAGTGATTGTTACAGAGTTGGAGGATTTAAGTGCTCCTACTTTGATACACCTTCTGAATTCACATGGAACTTCTTCATTTACAGGTGAAGATACGATGGTTGGTTCATCATCTTCATCTTCATCTTCATCTTCCTCATCCTCATCCCCATCGTAGTATTCATCATCTTCATCTTCATAGTTGTACCAGCCAGCTTTCACATTGGTGATGCCTAGTGCAATTATACTGCAGTTTTCTGGCAGTATTGCAGTAGAGTCAATCGGTCCGGCATTTGTGCGAACAGATTCTGGGACTGCAAATCCAGCCATTTCGATTATATCTGCGATGAGGTATATTTTAGTCTTATCGATGGTTACAAATTTTGCGTTTGAGGATTTGAGTGCTCCTACTTTGATGCACTTCTTGTTTTCTTCTGCGATACCCATTTCTGCGTTTACAATTTCTGTCATGTTATATTTCTCCTATAGGATTGTTGTGTTTCTTGTGTTGTTCTATACATCGGATGAAATCCGATTTGTCGTGCTGTCACATATAGTGATTGAAACTATATTCCTATAGCTAGGAGGCACAGTGCCTGTGACACATGGGAAAAATAAGAATGGGAGAATTAAAAGTATTAATATTGTATTATATACGAGATTCCTCTGTATTATTTATATCCAAATAGCATATAAAAATATTATTAGCGTGTATAGAACCACACACATTTCGATTAAGCTTGGCTCTTTACGACTAGTTGCGTAGTGTACCAACAACAGTATATAAATAGCTTGAGCTAAAACTTCAAATTTATCGAGTTCCAATTGTTATCACCTTTTACCCACAATATCGTGTGCCCACAGTTATTTCATTCCGTAAAGTGCCTTTCAGTTCCGGCGTTTTCATTGACGTAGGATAGTCTCCTGTTACATTTCAGACAGTCTGCTCTCTTCATCGAACATTGCTGAGTCCCATATTGAGACTCACATAGTATGTAATACTCACATTCAGCCGGTTTATGCAATGGTGAATCTTTTATAGATAAGTTGCTCATATTATCATCCTATATTTTTCGTTTATTAATTTCGTTCCTTATCTGTACGCTCAATATTAGGTCGTGGATATGCAGTTAAAGCTGGCGATTTACCACTACCAAATGGATGACACATAGATCTTGCGAAAATTGATGCAAAATTGTCGATTATTACTAAATCTCTAGCATTCCACCATGCGTTATGTTCTCCGTACATAGAGTTATCACCAACGTATTTTCCGAAGTAACCAATGCTAACTTCTGGGTATTCATCTTTATTGCTTGGTATATTTACTTCTTCTACGTAAGCATAAGCACCTTTTGGTGTAATTACAATGTCAAGTGGCTTGATGTTTCTCGAATCTGCGTCTGATATTACGTTTCTTTTGGGCATTTATATTTCTCCTTTATTATTTATACGTCTGCTCTTTTTCTTATAGTTTCAAAGGTTTCATCAATAAGTAGGTTTCCATCTTTAAATACTGTTCTAAGTATATTTTCTCTACCATGTAGTTCTATTTCAGGTATAGTTCTATACTGTCCATTTTCGAATATTAGGGCTTGTCTTCCAGGTTTTGACGCTTTACCTTTTCCAGTTACAGGGTGCTTATATACAGCACGTCTTGTATTATTCTGAACAACTTCGTTTATTTTAAAAGCGAACGAGCAAGTATCTCGATCAACTCTTTGTAAAAGTGCTCCTCCCATGCCGAAAACAATATTTTCAGAGGCTATGTCAAAACCAATTAGTGCATGTAATGTCTGATCGATTATAGCATAATCAGCACCATCTCCCCATATAAATCTGATATAGTTCGGTAACACTTTATATCCTTTAGTATTGATTGTGGAACCAAAATTATCCATCAACGTTCTAATAGCATCTATAGAGTTATACAGAGGCGAACCAGAATCGTGCCGAACAACAACGCGTCCACCGGAAGTTTCTATCTGCTGCTTGAACCGAGTGCCCCAATTGCTGTTAACTCTTTTAAAGTCAGTTGAATCGGATACACAAGCTAATATAGCGTTTTCTTTCAAATACATATCTAATATATTTTGATATGAATCATCTTCGTTTTCCCAAGCAATTACAGTGGAATGTTCCATAGCTGGAATAGAATAACCAGCCATATCCATATTATAATATTCACGTAGTAAATCCAGCGCTATAAACGTATCTGTACCCATAAAATTAGTGAGGTGCGCTGCTCCACCTATACTAGCTGATTCCATAGAAGAAGCTCCTCTACATCCGAAATCGTGTAGCATGAACAGAAGTACGGACTCGATATTTTCGCAGCCAGTTTCCTCAAGGTACTTTTTCATCATAATCTTGCATTTTTTAGACAAGCTTGCAACAGTACATGGATACCAGAGTTGTACTAAAGATGTTTCAAGCCATGTAACTAACCATGCGAAATCTGGATGTGTATTTTTCATCTGTAAAAGAACGTTATCTTTTGGTATATACATACCTTCAGGTACTGCCTGAATTTCTATAGGTAAGTATCCAAGTTCTTTCAGAGCTTCAAATCCTTTTCTATTAAACGGTAAACCGTGCTTATTCCATGTTCGCTCTGCCTCTTCTATATCCATGTTTTCTATAAAAGGCAACAATTTATTTTTAATATAGTATTGTAACCCAAAGAACGAAATATGATCGAACTTTGAGCTTGCTCTAGCTTCAAAATACCCTGAGATTTCTGTGGTATTTGGCGGGTATAGTAGGAAATGACTAGCTTTATAGGAATCGGTAAGACTTAAACTGTTCATATTATCCCCATTCTACAAAATTATTATATACTATTATAAACCAATCTTCCTGAAATCTTTTACGAACATTGGCACAGTATTCCATACTTCCACCTGGTGCTGATACAACACAATCTTTAAAAAGAGATATTAATTCTTCTACGGTGTGATTTTCTGTGTACCAACGCTTTTTAACGTCATCGTAAAGACAGTCGGTAGTAGGAGGGAATTCCCTCCCATTGTCGTCATATGCTTTACACACTTTAGTTATGTATACTCGCATATTTATTCCTCAATTACTATAGCGAGCTGTCCACATGCAGCTCCAGCCTGAACTTCAGCTTCAGTTGCAACTGCTACTGCATAGTCATATCCATTTTCCTGAAGTTTCTCAAATATTGCATCCATTTCTTCACCTCCTGTTAGTGTATTTAATAACTCCGCTACCTAAATCGTTTTTATCGGATATTATGTTGGTATTTATAGGACTTAATTTTATAAAAAAATAGTCTTTATCGAAATATTTCTTTAGCGTATCTATATTAAAATCAGTTTCGTCTACTAGCGTCATATTAAGTGTAGTTTTTCTGAAACTATTTGTTCTGACCTGTCCAAGTTCTTCGATAGTTAATTTATCATTATAAGGTATTAACCAATTACGCTTCTTTTCGTCCAACGAATGAAGTGATACTTGTAAAGTGATGTTGCCATCGATCCACGAGAAATCAGAATTTTTAATTCCTATCGTAGATACATAATGATGTGTACCTGGATAGTTTTCGCTTATAATACGGATAGCGCGTTTTACATTATCAATATTGAGAAAGGGTTCTCCCATGCGTGTATAATTTATCTTGTGTTCCTCTGCATCGATGAACTTTTCTGATCTACTGTTTACTACAAATTCCACTTGTTCTACAATTTCTTCCGTTGTCAAATTACGCCATTTTTTCATCTGTCCGGTTGCACAAAACTTACAACGAACAGGGCATCCAGACATTACAGACACACCAATCATCCAACGTTCAGATCTATCACCAAGATTATCATTATCTAAAAGATTATGTTTTCTATTTAACGAATCCTGTGTGTAGAATGGAAGAAATGTGTCTGTAGTTTCAACTAAGAAACCATCTTCTGTACGAAATGCGTACACATTTCCATTAGCAAACGATTTTGTTTTAACTAATTTTAACGTAGTATCACCTTCATTTGTTATGGAAAGCGTTCCACACTCTTTCAACATCAGCCAACGTTATGCCATATGGTTTAAAAACTATCATATGCTGCACTTCATTAGCTTTTTCAAGTGTGTCTGAATTTTTAATATGCTGGAATAGCGGCAAAAGTCTTCCGATATCTCTGTGTAGACAGTAAAATTCACCGTGTTGTGTAAATCCTATACAGTTGTATCCTACTAAATTAAATAGTGTTACAACTTCTTTAGAACTAAGACTACCTTCATCGAGTTTTGATACAATGTTGTCTATTTCCGTGGTCATTTTATCTTATCTCCTTTTTATTTTAATTTTTAAATCACAAATTCATGTTATTTTAACTGTCTCGTTTGGATATACTGTCACAATATTGTAGTTAAATACTGCTGTGACTTCGATGTTAAACGCTTTTGCGAGTATCTTCATGTTTTGTATTGCACAGTGCGCAGACTCTCCAGCGTAAACATTGTATGTAAATTTGCCTGATTTATATTCGAAGTCGCTCATATTTTGTAGATCTATCATAGTTCCTCTTGTTGTCACCATATCAATCCAATTCCATATATAATTCCACGTTGTATTCTCCTGAGGGAGGCACTCCGCTCGTTGCATATTTAGAATCGGTTTTGTATACATCGATCTCTCTCCTTTATATCAATGAATAATTCAACTTTCTCATATCCTACGTAAGGATGAACAATATTTACTTTCCATTTGGTTTCTCCTTTTACTATCGTTCTTATTATCGTTTTTTGAAGGTTTACAAAGCGGGTAGATCTTTCTTTCCTTGTGAACTCTCCACATGCCATAGTATCTTACCTATCCACCTTGTGCACTCTCCCCATTGGATGCCAGTAATCATACCCGTCTTCAGGGTGTTTATGCTGCCAGACTCCATTAATATGTCTGCGAAGCTCTTCTGAGCCTTCAACTTCGATTTCTTCCCCTTCTATGTAATCGATAGGGATACCATCAGGGACATACTCTCGGATCACTTTCTCATACTCTTCCCTTTCTTGATGGCGGACATGGGATCTTATGACGCGATCTATATAATTGATCGCTTCTTCTGCTCTGTATTCACTTCTCTTCAGGAAGGGTGATTGAGTTTCGCAGTGGTCATGCGGACCATCTGAAAGAACGATTTCTGCGGAAATTATTCCGAGTTCAAGACCTGAATCAAGTCTCCTGAGAAACTCTTCTTTCACTGCATTCTTGATGGCTTCGTGGTTCCGGTACTCCATAGGGAGTTCACCGTACATTTCTCGCCGGCAATCCTGGCAAACACCAGCATAGAAACTCTTCTCTCCACAGAACGAACATTCGTAATATTTTCCATTCCTCTTATCCTGAGAAATTGGCAGGTTTCCAGCCCATACTGCTCTTTTTGACATCCCGTTGAACATTGGTGCGGGTATATGGATTGTACCGTAGTGTCTTGTTGTTATACGAACAAGACTGTAGTATGGGAATTCATAGCGTGATTTTAGGGCTGTACGGACGGTCTCTATTAGGTCTTGGGTGTTTTCGTTGATCATGTGGTAGTTCTCCTTTTATTCTTCGTGTATAAATTTACAATTTAATTCTGTGCGATATTCATCACATCCAACGTTATCTTCACTAAATGGACATGTTTCACAGAAATCAGCTATCCATTCATGCGCATCATTGTCGTAGTATTCACAGCCTACTATTTTACTGGTACTCATGGTTCATCCCGTTTAATTGCTTTATAAATTCCACAGGACATGCAATCCTTGATGCATGTATCACAGTTTGTGTATAGTTCGCAGGTGTGTCGGTATTCACATTTATTTGAAAAGAAGTTAATTATTTTACGTAGCATGTTTTCGCTCCTTTTCTAGTTCTTCTGGATTTTCTGACAATTGGTGCTGGTTTTGGTGCTATTGATACATTGAGTTTGGTAAATTGTCGGTCTAGTTCTTCGAATGATGGCATTTGATATCAGCTCCTTTATCCTGTTAGAAGGTATTTCATGTTATGTATCACATACCGAAAGGTTTATATATATCCTATTGATTCTCAGATTTATATATAGTGTAGTTCTGAAAATTTCAGGACTGCTGGCAAATCTGCTTGACAGGGCAGTAAATAGTACGTACCACTTGTTATGTAAGTAACATGGTACTATTTACGAAAAAACAGTGAGTGGATTATTTACTCACATGTATAAACCGATTACAATGATTTAAATTCGTGAATATCAGTTAAATTTAAATTTTGATAAATAGTATTATATGGATCACAATTAGTTTCATATTGTGATACTTTAGCTAAACCTTTAGATGTGTTTGTAATAAATATTCCATAATTGTGAACTACTGAAGCGTTACCTGGTATAATAAACACTTTAATAATTTTTGTTCTATATTCATCAAACCCTAGACAAATATAATAGTCGGGTATGAATGCATTCAGATGTTTACAAAATTTGAACACATTATTCTTATATATTTTTGATGATTTTACATTAATATTACCGTATTGCTGTGAAATTAAATCATACGGTGAATTAAAAGTTATCTGATTATAATTAATACAATCTTGTAAAACTTCAGTAACAATGTGCTCAGATATTGTACCAACACCAATACTTGATTCTGGATTTAGAATACCTTTAATATGCATAGAATCGTTAACACATTCAATATAATTTTTACAGGTTTTAAAACCGGTATTCGTAATTTTATGCTTCACGCACGGGTAAATTGCCGTAGTTGTAGGTATTAATCCAGCACAACTTAAAGCGTTTTCATAAGATCCAAAATGTTCTTGATATACTGTAATATCTGGATAACCATATTTTTCAAGATCGTATGCTGTAGGTATTTTACCAAAGCTATTATAATAATTTCTTATAATCTGTATTAAATCTTCATGCGTATATGTACAACTAGTATCATATGTTCTATATCTACGTCTAATATTAGATCGACTCCTGATTGTATTCGTACAATCACTATTATATATAGGAGTTAATGTATATCAATGTTACTGAACTCAGTTAAGTATATATAGTAAGAACTACATATACTTCAGTATAAGTTCGGGAACGTATGTACCGAAAGCTTTATATATATCCTGTTGATTCTTGGGATTATATATAGTGTATAAGATTAATTTCATAATAACTGTATATGTATATGTATATAGATTGGATAGGTACATATACACATAATAAATTACTTTCGTTGTCGCGACTGATTAGATCTATCTGGTGATCCAAGGGGATTATCATTATCACGCACAAAGTCCAGCTAACTGGCACTGGATAGCGGTAGCTATCGACTTTCTCAAGATAGATTGAGCGAGTCTAAGGGTTGCGTTTTGGGGACTATAGGGGTAATTATATTAATATTATTTTTACTATAGTTACTTAATTCTACTATATTCCTAAGAGGTACTCGGTGTGTTACTATGTTCTACTATATTCTACTATATTGTAGGACATCGTTGAACACAGTGGAGTGCCCTTTAACTTTATAATAGGAATATAGTAGGATTATACCTGAAAAAAGTAAGAAATTTAGGTATATCTTACAATATCCCATAATGCAAAACATAGTCTACGATATGCTCCACATTATAGAGAAATTCCTGAACTTTAGCTCTAAAAGAGTATATGCTAAAGTTTTCTTTATAACATTGCAGATTTAGTTTCAAATCTGAGCGATAATTATGCTTTTTTATTAGATATTCCTCATATTGTATAAGGAATATATCGTTGAACTCAGGCATATAGTTCACCTTGATGTAGGTATGCTCGGGTAATATTAAAGACCTTCTGGTATATAAGAAGATCTTCTAAGAATTGTTCTTTAAGTTCGCACATTTTTATTCACCTCAAGAAATAAAAATATGTTAGTATGTTAAGGAGGACAAAACATACTAACAAGATTGTTTTGAATTGGAATTTCATAATAATCACCTTAGAGTGATTTGGGATTATATAAATAGGTTAGTGTATAAGGAGGTAGAATACACTAACCACGTTTATCGTGAAAGTTTTAGATATTATTTAAGTTCGTGTTTATTACACGTTTCTAACGTTGAACCCATTCTTATCTGAGTTTCGTCTATTTCTGTATATTTTTCACCTTTTTTATAAGCTTCAGCTTTTTCTCTTGCTTTTTGCAAAAAACTAGAATCAGGTCTACTAACACCAGCTAAAGCTGATTTTCTTTTAACTGGCATATCTGTCCCGTGATTAAATTTATATCTGGCATTTTTTTTCTCATAATCGGCTATATTAGTGCAGGTATATTTATCCTGAGCTACTTTATGTTCTGTCTGGAGTTTATCCCATGTTGAGCGGGGAGAGTTTCCCAAACCTGATGTATGCTTAGGACTAATCATAGCGTTATAAGCTACGATATCCATTTTTCTCCGTAGTAGTAACTCTTTTTGTTCTGTTTTTATACTACAGGACGTGTCTTTGGGGGAATTATAGTAAACGGGCTTTATAGACGTTTTTTCTCCTAATTGTTTAAGCTCTTTAGCTATTTGTGCCCGCTTTTCTTTTCTGTTTCGGTTTTTGCTCGGTTTTTTAGGGTTTATAGTAGTCACTACCATAATAATCATCCTATAAATTTGTGTAGAAAATTCTATACTAAAAAAAGGTAATTGTAAGGTATAGAATAACGTATTAATATTGTGTAACTGTCTATAAAAGTTAAGACAGTTAAGAATTGAAAAAAAATATTGGAATCTAGTTAAAGATTCCATTTATTGGCTATATTCATTAAGCTTGCGAAGTTAGTATTCTTTTTTGCTTTTTCCATGAGTTTTACATTCATATCGATAGCTTTATTGTTACCTTCAATGATATTGGTTTTATTTTTTCTTATCTGTATTCTCTTAAGTTTCCATGTAAGGAAATTGATTGACATCTCATGTTTATTAACGATGTTCTTTAATTCAAGTTCTCTTACTCTGAACCGATTTTTCATAAATTCGGAAGCAATGTTAAAATTTTCTGAATTTGCTTTAATTACATGTCCATTGATAAGCTTATTCTGCTTATCTGTCTTAATTTCTTTGGATTCATGTTCGACGGATTCCATTTCAGAGAGAACTGTATTAAATTCTGTCTTAAGTTCTTCGGTAACATCAAAATTTTCTAGCATGAAGGTTATTACATGCGATAATTCCAGTTCAGAGCATGTTTTAAGGTTATTAGAAAGTCGAACTTTGGTTACTTCCCTATAACCCGTAGGTGATTTAACATCTCTTACTTTATCTAAATATTCTTCCGGTTTGGGTTTAAAAGTAGTTTTGGAAAATTTGGCTTTAAAAACGTTATCCCATTTTTCTTTATTGATTCCATAGGGAGTTGATAACATTCTCCAAAGTGTTACTTTTTCCATTTCAAGCTTTTTATCGTTTTTTAAGGTTTCCTCATATTTTTGAAGATTACCTTCTTTTTCGACTTCATTAAGCTTTAAGTCGAACTTTTCAATCAATACAGATTCTTTAAATTTAGAATCTACGACACATTCTTTAAAGTCTTCGAATGTTACTTTACTAGCTACAGTTGAGCCATAGCCAGAACCATTTAAAGTTTCAACTATTGTTGACATTTTATCTCACCTATTTAATTTTGTTAGTTATAAAGCTGTACAAATTTAAAATTAGGTTAATGGTAATCATCTTTATTATCATTTCAATCGGTCACATTATATATTATTTGTCGGATAATAGTATAATGTTAGTCTTTTTCTGTATATCTCTTGAAAAAGATAGTTGACAGAAAAAGTTATGATAGGTTCATATCTCACTTATTGAAAAGATAGTAAGATTTTTCCCAGATAGCGTGTAAAAGCCTAAAATACCATAGGTTCAAAGTTTCCGGCAATGTTTTTACTTCTCATAACCAGAGACAGCTCTTTGCTGTCAAAAATAGGCTTGCATCGTATCCTAATTTTCATTAGGATATTCATGTTTCCGATTCTTCATACATGGCGGATCGGTAATAAAAAATCCGTCGGAAACTATGGATTCGTATTAAAGAGCTACTAAATAGATTTTAGTACGAATCTAGCTATTTTGCTTTTTACAGTTTCCGCTTCGCCATTGCCATAAATCGGATACTTTTAAAACTACCTTTAAGTATATAAACGCAATGGTTAACAATTGACTGTCTAAAAATGAATAATCAATATCAAGAGGCTTTTTATTTGTTGCCTCAATATTATAATATGATTTATAATACTCAAAAAATACACATAAATTAACCACATTATACTAGCCAATTGTTAACTAATTCTAATAAAATGTAAAGTTCTTTTAACATATAGTGTTTACTGTTATTGGTTTATAGTTGCCACCATTGTTAACCTTTTAGATACATATGTAGCGTTAACAATACATATGTAGTCAAAACACTACATATCTAAAAACGCTATCGGATGACATGGTTAGGGTTTTTGCATAATTATGCATAACTCAAAAATAGTAGACAGATAGTATAGTATAGTGGAAAAATTGCACAAACAGATAGTCGACCAGATAGTATAGTATAGTGGAAAATAGTTGGCAGATAGTTGACCAGATAGTATAGTATAGTGGAAAAATTGCACAAACATTACACATATAAAATAATTAAAAAGTCTAAAGATTGAAATAGTATGCTATCCAATATAATATAACACATTAGATAATAATTAGTAGAATTATTTCTAACTTAAAATTTCATAGTACAAATTAGCACATTAGTTAATCAATTAAATCTAGTCAATAATATACGTCTATGTGAATTAATATAGTCTTACTTAATGACCACTATAGTATAAGATTATTAAACATTATTATACACATATCACAATAGTATAATAAATTTTTAATGTCAACGCATACCGATTATAAGCAGTCAATCATTATTATAAGGATATACGAATGTTTATGTTTATCACTCAAATAGTATATACTATGATGGTTAATTTAATTAATATAATCATAGTACATTATAATACATTAGTTAACCGGTTAATAGTACATATTTATACATAGAGTTGACATTAGATAAAGCTTTATAAAGCTTTAATTATATTTATAAAGAGTTATAAAGCTTTATAAAGCTAGAGATACTCGGCACATATAATACACTTCAATACATCTAATCAATCATATGCAATAAGATCTAATCATTTTATAGTATGCATTTTACAGTGTAGTTTAATCAATCCGTTATACACCATTCGTTTAAGATAATATACATTATAATCTAATCATCACATCATATACACATTAGTATATACTTTACATAACATATACTAAGATAGTTCATTAATGAGATACATTATACATCATTGCTTATGCCATGTATATACTATAGTGTACTATATCCCCCCCATTTTATTTTAGGAATATTATAAAAATACAGGGTAGCCCTAATCAGTATAGCCAAAATTGTCAAATTTCAATCAACGCACCGAGTGCCCTTTAACTTTATCTACTTATTCTTAGTATTCATTGCGCTCACTTCGTTCGCGCTTAGTTCGCTCCAACAGTAGCCTACAGTAGCCTACAGTAGAACTTCGTTCACTCAATATCACGACTATTTCTAAAATTCAATAGAAAGCTTTATATACTACCTGTTGATTCTCAGATTTATATATAGTGTATACTCACATAATTTTGGTATACCTATGTCCCTCACAGATTTTCTAAAATACAACAATTGTGTTTCATGGTTATCTTTCCCACAGGTGCGGGATAAGATTACCAATTTAGATTATACAATAAACGGTACAGCTACACCATATATACTAGTAAATGGAACTAAAGCACTTTATCTAAACGGTGCTTCAAGTATGTCTGATCTTACTTTTACATTAGGTTCTACATTTACTATTTCCATGTGGTATAATCAGACAGTTACTCCACCATCATCTAGTGCAAGCGCTTATCTATTTACAGCTCATAATTCAAATTCTACATCTTCAATTAAAGTTAGAATAGATAATTCTAATATACTTAGATTTAGTGCTACTCATTCAGGCACTACTTATACAGTATCTAGTACTGCTTTAAGCAATAATGAATGGTATCATATAGTTTGTATAGGTACTCCTACCGCATTGACATTGTATGTGAATGGTATTAGCATTAATACAGTTGCATCAGTATCATTACCAACTACTACATACTCTACAAAATTAATAGGTAATTCTGCTACAGGTAGTACTACTAATACATTTACCGGATATATTAAAAATTTTATGGTGTTTAACGAACACTTAACGACTAAACAAATTCAAAAATTATATTATTATACTTATATTTCATAAGGAAGTGTTGACATTACATATAGTGTAAACGGAAGGGGAAATAATAAAAGAGACCAAGCTCAGTATTCAAAGCGTAATGTATCTGCGCACACAACCGCTACATATGCTGGACAGCCAAATGAAGAAGGTTGGGTACACGAAGGTGAAGAATTTAAAGGTAAACCAGCTAGACAGTGTGCTGCTCAAAATATTTATCATAAATATTGTGCAGTTTGTGATACTAAATACCATTGTAAAAAATCAGAATGCCCAGAATGTGGTTCAACCGAATATAGATTTGGTCGATGTCAAAATATAGCAGAACCTATAGCAGAAACATGTCATGCACATGCTGGTGATAAGAAACTTACTAAAGAGCATTCTCATAAAATGAGAGCACTTTCAATTACAAATGGTTTTAATGTATCTGAAATATTATTTTGCACTAAAACATGTGTTATAGCTAATTCGTGTCCATTTAGAGAAACTTTGGTTAATGTAGATAGATATGGTTCTACTGTACCGAGATGTTTGCCAGAACAGCAGATTTACGATGCTATTCAGGATAAGTTTAAAGAAGAATATGCACTTGATGATGTGGCAGACCAGGTGATGTTAGACAGTCTTGCTATGGCTATAGTAAGAAGGGCACGCGGTAATAAGATATTGGCAGCTAATGGTGAGTTAGTAGAACGTACACGTACATCACCAGATGGTTCGTATGAAACATGGCAGGAACCAAATCCAATATCAAATGTTGTAGATTCATTAGATAAAAGAGTTCAAGCATGGTTAAAAGAATTGGCTGTTAGCAAAGCTGCTCGGGAAGGTAGAAACGTTAACGTCAATGGTACTATTAATTTACTGAATGTATTAAGTGGTCCTATTCGATCTGACATTGATGAAGATAAAATAATTGACATAGAATTGGATGATTGATCCAATTCTCAAGGCATGTTAATGCCGCATGATCTGGAAGAATGACAGTGAGATTTGGCGAATGAACATCCTCCCGAATTAGTTATTACTTTATAATATACTACTCATTTTTATAAAGAATGTTTTATAAATAACGCTCTATAAAATTCAGCGGAGTAAATCATGAAATGAAGATGTGTATTTATGAAAATTGTTGATGTATTGAATTTACTAGAACCTAATAAACTTGTTATTGTTATAACACCCAATGAACACGAAGCGAAATTGTTGTATGACCGTTTTATATTAAGTAAATTAGCTACTCAGATAGACAAGAATTCTTTAAATGTAAATGGTTCTGAATTGTTAATAACACACTCACACAGCGTCGAGTGCCTCCCTGCTAGTTATAGTAGAGTTATAGTAGAGTTTCCAGAAGCTTGTCCTAGACAGTTGTTTAAGAAACTACCAGTGGAAAACGTGGTGTTTAGTGGGGAGATTGTATGAGAAAGTATACTGATGAGTTTTTACTAGATGAATTGAGAAGATTTGAGAGCAGGTGAAGATGTATGTCTATAACTGTTAAAGAACTTATAGAGCTTAAAGAAAGTCCTGTGGTTTTTGCGGAAAGGGTTTTAAAATTAGAGCTTCATAAGGGTCAGAAACAGATTTTAGAGTGTAAAGACCGCTTCATTGCTTGCAGAGCTGGACGTCGTTTTGGCAAGTCATATTGTTTCGCTGTTTATGCCGCACATATGGCTGCTACTAACAATAATTGTAGAATAGTTTGTATATCGAAATCTAAACGACAAGCAGATGAATTATTTCAAAAAATTTATTCCATCATAACTAATTCTATTCTAGTAAACACATTAACACGTAATACTAAAAGTAGAATAGAATTCTCTAATGGCTCGGTTATCGAATCTGTCCCAGGAAGAAACCCCGATTCGTTAAGGGGACCCTCTATTAACCTTATTTTGGCAGACGAGGCTGCATATATATCCGATGATATGTTTTCAGCTATCTATCCTACAATTATGAATGTACGAAATAAAAATATAGGAAAAATTGTTCTTATTTCAACGCCTCGATCTTATTCAGGAGAATTTTATAAAGCATTTCAACCAGGATCTAGATATACAACATTCCACATGAAATATGAGGATGCAGTATATGACGATGGGACGTTTCAAGTACCAGAAGAAGAAGTAGAAATGTTTGCACAATTATGTGGTGGACGCGATACAGCTAAATTCAAAAGAGAACATCTAGCAGAATTTGGAAATTCCGAAGGAGCTTTCTTTGATATGGAGGGTGTAGAACGTTCAATTCGCCCAGAACTTGAACAAATAAAGTTTGCTATACCTGAACATAAATATGTAATTTCAGCTGATCTTGCTGTTAAACATGACTTCACAGTTTTTGTTGTGTTAGATTATACAGATAAAACTAACTTAAAAGTTGTAAATATAGTTAGATTTAATGGTAAATCACCAGACCAAATAATGACTGAATTATATAAATTAGTCTTAGCATTTAATCCAACCAACGTTCTCATAGACGAAGGGAATATCGGTTCAGCTATAGTTAGCCAACTTAAAATTAAATACCCAAATAAACGATTTAACGGATTTCAGTTTACAAGTACTAGCAAAGTTCCTCTTATGACAGACTTAAATATAGCAATGTGTACTGGTATTTTACAATTACCAGATGATGATCAAACTAGAGAAGAATTAGTTTCATATTATTATGAAGAAAATCCAACTACAGGTCATTTAAAGTTAAATGGAGAAAATGCACACGACGACATCCCAATAGCAATAGCCCTTGCTATTCGTGCAGCTAACATCTTTACCAAAGCAGGCGGATTAACTATAGGCTCTAGCCAGGGCATCCTCACTGGATCTAAAGTAGAATTATCAAAGGGGTACAATTCATCAGTATTTGTATAACAAGGGAGGCACTGGTTACTGCACTACTCCCAGGAGCAACTATGTCGAGAATTAAAGTCAAACAAGCTAAACAATCACAACAGGCACAGAGTGCAGGTTCCTCTAGTACCTCATTAGCAGAATCCCAGTTCAGTCTAAGTTCATATATAGGCGCTGTAAACCTAGATAAGCAACTTACTCTTGCAAAACCTGCAGTAAAAGGCACTAAGAAAACTACACCAGGTCGTAGATATAGAGGTACTGCAGAATTTCTATCCGAAGACAACGCAGAGTACCTCTACCTTACTAACTCATACATAGCCCGTGGATTAGATACTGAATCAGATGCTATAGTTCGTAATGGATACTCCATTACTCCTACTAATTCTTCTGACCAAGCCGAGATAGACAATATCATCAAATACAATGATCTAGACCTAATCATCCGGGATATCAATCGCTTCATTGGTTTATATGGTCAACCAATGTTGGAGATATACCATGATAAAGAAACTAAAACATGGAAGTTTGAAATTCTACCTCCAACTGAGATGGACTATCTTAGAGATAAATCAAATAACATCCTATATGATAAAACTACAGGAGAACCACAAGGGTATGTCCAGAAGCGAGATGGTAAAGATATAGCTATATGGCAAGGTGAAGATGCTAAACGTATAGTTGTGTTCAAAAACCGCACACTAGGTGGATATATAGATGGTATACCAGGCATACAGTCTGTACTATATCCTGCCACTGAATATGGACATATAAGATCATCTATTTCTGACAGTTTTATTAGAAGTCTTCCTGTATGTCATATAGTAATAGATGGGGCATCCCCTGAAGATATTTCTGAAGTAACTTCGGCAGTTGGTACTAAATTTACAGCGCGCACTGTCTATGTAACTTCAGAAAGGTTCAATATTGAAAACAGTATGCCACGAAATGACATAGATGTTTTCAGATTCATGGAACCAACTTTATCTGAAATAGCAGCTGCATTCAGTATGCCAATAGAGATGTTGGCAGCCACAGAGTACCTCAAAGCAGATGATTTTAACGATAGGTATGCTGAATGGATAGACCACATCAAGATGCGTCAGAAATTAATTGCATCTATATTTGAACGTAAAGTGTTTAATAAAATATTCCCAGATGGAGTATCTTTTAAATTTAATAGTCCGGCTACACTAGACACTACTGAACTACTTACTAATGTAGGGTACGCCGTACAATCAAATGCCATTAGTGCTGACATAGCTTTAGAAATACTTGCTAAAGCTCAAGTGTTTGGACCATATACTGATGATATACTAAAATCTAGAAAATCCACAGGAGATGTTAACAATAGCGTGCAGAAAGAAGAAGAAAAGGTAGTAGACAAATCAGAAGAAGTGGAGGAATAAATGCCGCACATGTCTATTCAGCTTAATTATTACCGTGCAACATTTAGACCATCTTCTGATATGTTAGATCTTAGAACTGTATCCACAGATTATGGATACAGTATAATCGTTGGAAAATGTCAAGATGGATCTTTACGAATACAATCAGCATTGTTTCCTAAAGATAAATATAATTTGGCAAATGCTACAGTTAATGCACATTTTCTAGAACGATTATGGAAATGATCACTAGTATACCGAAAGGTTTATATACTACATAGTGATTCTCAGATTTATATATAGTGTATATGTGAAAAATTTTAGCATATACAGGAAGAGAACTAAATATACACTACTGATAAATTCTTTTTTAAATATGGTATTTTCTATCTCTTCCTTTACAATTTACCAATATCATGATCGAAGATACAATTACATTAAGTATACCAATACTGCCTGGAAATTATACTTACGATAAAATTGCACAACGTTTATTCATAGACGGTCCTGCTATTGAAGAAGGAGTATGGTCTGGTACAGGCAGTCCTCCTATATTTTTTCCTCGTGATGTGTTAATAGAAGCGTGTCCGCTTTTTAATGGTGTACCGTTAGTATGTGAACATAGAGGACTAGAAATTGGATTAGTGAATAAAGTTGAAGTTACTCGTCTAGGTTTTAGAATTGTTGATGCAGTAGTTACACATCAGGAAAGTATTGATGCTATATTATCTGGTGATAAAACTGGATTTTCTATTGAGGGGGTTTTTACATACGACGAAATCCGTTTGATAGCAAGAAAAATTACTCAAGCTAAAAATATTTCATTGGTTTCCAATCCTGCGTGTAAAGTGTGTGGAATTGAGCATATTTACATAGACAGAGGTACACCAGAAGGAATTGTTGCTATGTCTGAAGAAATAATTGAAGAGGGCACTCGCCCCGATGATGATGAAAGTGGAATCGATACTGATTCTGTTATAATGTCTAGTATAGATGCAGTTGAAGAAAATGCATCTAAGCCGATAGAAGTGATAGAAGAAGTTGAACCTACAGTGGAAGTTGAAGATGAAATTTCTAATTTAGAGACTGCCGCAATTGAAGATGTTATATCTGTGACAGAAGCGACACCTCCAGAGGATGTTATTATGTCTGCAGATACAGAGGCGATTGAAGAACCTGCCACACCAGGAGTGCCTCCTGTAGAATATATAGCAGACCTTGCTGAAATTAAAGTTGCGTTGTCTACAGCTACATCAACAATGGAAGCGGTGTCGCTGCAGCTACAGAGTGCCTCTGTCAAACTTAAAGAAATGGAAGTTGCTTTATCTTCTGCTAAAGCGGAGTTATCTTCTACTAAAGAAGAATTATCTGCAGTTAGACAGGAAGCTGAAGTATATAAAAAAACTATAGAGAAGCTTCAAGAACAGATTAAAACCGCAGAAGAAGCAGAACGTAATAAAATTATGTCAGAGATAAAGGTACTTGATCCTGATGTTGACATTAACCTGATTACGTCTATGTCTACTGTACAGTTATCTGCGTATAAATCTACTGTTGATAGGTTTGTTTCTAAAAGTATGATAGCTGGTGAACGAAAATCTGTTAAAGCGGATGAAATAGTCGAACTGTCTGCTCCAAAAGATCATGCAACGTTTGACAGACATGATGTGGCTAGCGGAATAGTTCCATTTTTAAAGCAGAGACAGAAGAATACTTATTCTAGCTTTGGAACCTGATTTTATGACTACTGGTTCTAATACATCTAATGATAATCTTCAAGGTATTATTTATAATGCTTCTACTGGAACCACAACGTGTGCTATAAACACTACTGAAGTTCAAGATGAAGCTTTTAACATTTCTACTGATTCTATGGCTGAACTAGAGGCAGCCAACGCTATAGTTAGTGAACTTGAAATTGCAATCAATTCGTTAAGTGATGATTTAATTGCAAAAGATAATGAAATTACATCGTTGAAAGAATTAGTTGAAACTTTGAATGCTACTATTGCTATACTTGAAGGTAAATGTACATCGCTCGAACAAGAGAATGTACAATTCAAATTAGATGAAGAAATTAAATCTCTAGTAGCGTCAATAAAATCTATTGATCCTGATATTGATTCTGACTTTATTAATATGCTTACACCAGATCAGTTGACTATATTGAATGCTAGTTTAGCTCGTGTATCAAATTAACCAATTTAAATTTATTAGGAATTATATACTATGTCTGAAACTATTGAAGACCTTATGACAAAGACTGCTAATGTTAGTCTTGCCGATGGCGATGAGATTTCTCACGCTGATATTACCGCACGTATCCCTGAAGTATGGGCAGCTACAATTGAGAACGAAGCCGATAAAGTTAGAATCTTTAGAAACTTCTGTAAAATTAACATGGATCTTGTAAACAGGGCTGGTGACACTGTTAAGATCCCAAGAGAAGCAATCTTAGACTATGACACATATGGTCCTAAAGACATTGCTAACGATCTCGAAGAAATTGTGCCAAATGCAGAGCTTACTTACGACACTATCACTGTTACTCCTACTGAAGTCGCAATTGCTGGTGCTATCACCAAACAGGCAATTGATGAAGCAATGGTATCAATCATTGATGACCTGCTTCTGAAGCTTGGTAAAGCTGTTGCCCAGAAGGAAGATATTGATATTATCAGTGAAGCTGTAGCTACCACTGAAGATGAAGAGATCACATATGTCGAAGCAAACCAGGATTCTGACGTCTACGTTAACGGAAAGTGGACTGCTGCACAGGCTGGTGCTCTTTCTGCTGCAACTACTACGGCTGGAAGACCTAAGCGTCTTCTCTGGGCAGCTACTCAGACTAATCTTGTTGCTGGTGACGTGCTGGATCTCGGAGTAATTACTGAAGCTCAGGATGTTCTTATGGAAGAAGCTGGCTTTAAAGCGGATACTCTTGTTATTCAGCCAAAACAGTTTGCTGACCTTAAGAGAAACCCACAGTTCATCGATGCATCTAAGAAAGGTGATGGAAGTGTACTTAAGACCGGACAGGTCGGCGACTTCTTTGACCTCAAAGTTTATAAGTCTCAGAACCTGCCTCTGCTGAAGTGTGCTGATGGGGACACTCGTGGATACCAGGCGCTTATGCTTGACTCTACGGCAGCCCTTGCCCTTGTAATCAAGCGTCTTGTTACTGTTGAAACTGAGTACAAGCCGTCTAAAAGAATGCATTATGTATATATAACATCCATGTACAAAGCAAAACGTATTAACAGCGGTGCAATCATTGCTATTAACACCACTTAAATTGGTGTTGTCGTTTGCAGAATAATGGCTAACCCCCCATTATTCTTTTCTGGGTGTTATAGTGGTTGTGGATGAGGTTAATTCGTCGCTTACTGATCGAGAGTTGTTAATCTTGTTAAATGAGCGGTTGACGAATTTGAGAGATGAAATTAAGTTTTCTAATGAAAGGTATCAAAAGGAGATTGATGCTTTAAACATAGCTATTGAAAAAATCAATAGCACATTAAACATGTATAGGGGAGCATTGATTTTTCTTGGCGCACTTATAACGGCACTTGGAACTTTAATGTATTATATACAATAATTGAGGTGTTATTATTTCTGTCATAATTAATTTTTTGGTTACTTATTTTGATCTTGTATTTGTTCTATTGATAATAGGCACTATTGCTGGATTTATTATTCGTAGATTTAACATTAATGTAAAAAAAGATGGGTATCAGTCAACTGATATCGCGTGTTCTATAAACGAAGGTATTGCAGACTATAAAGCGACTTTAGCTAATATAGAGTCTGTCGTTGACGACGTTACTGTCGATGATGCTGACACTATTCGTGCAATTAAAACCTTTATTGTAGGGCTTAAAACTTTTAAATAAGGTAGATTAGATGTCTGCTATCATATTGTTACCGACAAATGATGGCGGGTACTCTTATGCTAGAATATATAGAGCTGATAGTTCAACCGGTGTTTATACACTAATAGATACTATTGACCCTATACTATTAGAGTATGAAGATTCGGATGGGGATTATTCAAAATACTACAAAGTCGCGTGGTATGATGGAACGATCGAATCTGAATTGATACCCGTCCAATCGTTCGCACAGAAAGTAATTAGCGCAATACGTGTAGAATGTAAAGTAAGTGCAACTGCATTGCCTGATGTTGATGTTTCTTACCTGCTAGATCAGGCTAAATTAGCAATTCAAATGGATGTAGTGAAATATAATTACGGAGTCCAAATATATGAATTGCAAGAAAGAGGATATTACGAAATACCAAAACGCTGGTACTTTGATTCTAACTATGGTGGAGCTGTTTCTGTTTTAGATTTTCAAGCATTTAAACAAGCTACTCCTATATATCCATATACAGAGAAGGTTCCAGTTGAAATTTTAGAAATCGACATTAACGAATTTTATCTTAAAGTTGCTCCTTTAGAACGAACTGAAATATTAAAATTATGCTTCTATCACACAACCAGAGAACTTAAACCAGAGTATCTTATTAAATTAGTGGCATATAAAATAGCATCAGTATACTTTGAAAATCTTGCTAATGCATCAATAACTACAGCAGCAAGCAGTCCTTTTGCAAAGGTTAAGATAGGTGATATCAGTGTTGAGAACGGCTCATCTTCGACAGCAGGGACAAGTGTGACAGCTATAGTTGATTTAGCAAATAAAATGTCAGCCAAGTATAAGTTTTTAATGACTAACTTTAAAACTGGATTTATCAGGGTGAACTGATGATAGCTGATTTAGGTGCAGTAATAGCATCATATTCATCACAATTTACTAAAACTACAGTAAATAAATTCACATACTCTGGTATAACCTATGATGATACATCCACATCATCTACTGTAAATGGTTTAATGATACCAATAACCACAGAAGATAGAGAAGAGTTAATAGCACTTGGGCACTCACCCATCGGTAAGCAGTCGTTCTATACTTCTGGTTCCGAAGATTTGTTAACTGAAAATGATATTATTGTAGATTCAAATGGTGCTGAATGGGTTACTTTAGCTGATGGCGGTAAGCTTATTGATTGGCGAGAACATGGTAACTATGTTAAATATATATTAACTCGTAAAATTCTACCGGATGGCTAAATGTCTGAAATTGATGATGTGTTTAATTCCCTGATAAAGGAAACTGAAGATCTTATTAATAATATAGGTCAAACTTTTTTACATCAGGCAACCATCGATGTCACTGAAGCATGGGCTAATGAAATAATAGATATGCTATTAACTCGTAATATTTCTCCTCCGTTGAGCGAAAAGACAATCAAACGTAGAACATCCAGACAAGAAAGTATCCTTGGTCCTGATTACCCTCTATTAGAAACTGGTGAATGGATTACTTATATTGAATTTAGACTTACTCAGCATAAAACCTATGATACACTTGAAGTGGGCGTATTCGATGAGTCTACTAAAATAGGACACTCCGGTAGTGTAACTCCAGCATATGTTGCTAAAGTTAATGAGTACGGTGACGATGAATTAATACCCTCCAGAGCTTTGTTTGCAACTAGCGAACTAACAATGGATTCTACCATAGATGTTATCATAAAAGATGCGTGGGATAAAATACAGAGTACCACAATAACTGCCAGTACAGTTGTACCAATTGAATCTCGTACAGGTAGAATAGTTATATCAGGTTCAGATTTTGAATTTAGGTGGGACACATAATGTTAAATTTAGATGTTAAAAAACTGCTATTAAGAGAAATTCCGTCCACACTAGCTATAGATGGGCACAGCTTTACTATTTTAAGAACATTTGGGTCTACACCATTAAACAGTTTAACTTTACCTACAGTGAATTTAAAAGTTATAGGTGAAGGTACTCCATTCTATAGGTCTTTCGATGACGGACACATATTTAATAATACTCTAAATATATATCAAAATACGTATACATGTACATTAAGATACACTGTTGCTGCTACAGATAAAGTGATTTCCGCATCCCAATCTATAAAATATTTAAATGGTGTCAACAGTTATGTACTGGCAGGAGTGCCAGTCAAAGATATAGTTAGTATACCAACATTTGTTAAAGATGTTGATTATAAGTTAAACAATGATAGAGATGAAATAGAATGGATTGGTAATAAACCATCTGCCAATGCTAACTTTACAGTTACATATAATTGGATTAATTCAGGATTATACATCAGTCATCAACTATTAGATTATTTAATGAAAGATGTTCGTGGACGCGTATTTGATTTATTATCCACATATAAAATTAATGTCGTCAAATCTAAAGGTGTTGTGGATATTTCTGACATTTATGCTAATGATGCGTTAAGTGCGTTTTCTTTTGATATTGTTATTACATATCCATTTACATGGACTACTTCTATCTTAAGTGAAGATGCTGTTACAGCTACACAGATTGATCTAGATCTATACGTAAATGAAATCAATGTCGGTACTATTAGTAAATAAATATAATATTTATGGAATGATACAATGGGAGTCGAATTTGTTAATATTAATGTGTCAACTACTGGTCTATATACTACTAGTACCAGAGATTATGGCACTGTAGCAGTTGTTGGCAATGGTGGAACTTCTAATACAACTCCGGTGAAAATTGGGTCGTATAGTGAAGCGACAGCAACGTTTAGTACTACTGCACTAGGTAATGGTGTTAGAGCAGCCCTGCTTAACGGCGCATCCAAAGTATGGGCTGTTGATTGCGGTACACCAACACTTCAGGGTGTAACATCTGCGTTAGAGTCTCTTGAAGGGTATGATATTCAGGTAGTTGCTCTGGCAGGAATTGTTGAAACTGCAGATGATGCATATATTTCAGATGCGTTATGTGATCACGTTTACGCTGCTGCGACAGAACGTGTAGGTGTGTTTCAACTTGGTGCAGAAGAAGATATTACTACAGTTCCAACTGCAATTACTGGTATGTTAACAGCAAATAAGTCTAGAATGTTTGGTATTGCACATAACAGTACATCAGAAGTTGCATGTGCTGTGGCTGGACTGATTTCTAAACTTAAACCTTGGGAAAGTCCTCTGCTTAAAGGAATAACCGGTGTTGTGCAGACTATAGGGTTTACAAATGCTCAGATCGCTGCACTTGAAACTGCTCAGATAAATGTACTGGTTGATCCAATTTACATTACAGGAGAAGGTTATGTACTTGGTTCTGACTTTGTTATGGGATCTCCTACCAGTGGTGTTTCTTTTATAGACACTCGAAGAGTAATTGATGACATCGCGTATAAGCTTAAAGCCGGTTTAACAGATCCAAATATTATCGGAGAAGTTAGAATTAATAAAACTGGTCTTGCCACTCTTATTAATAGGCTATCTGGTATTTTACAGACATGTGTTAATGTTGGTGAAATTGAAGATTATAATATAACTTTACCAGTGCTGAATGCGCTGTCTAAAGATGAATCATCTAGATCAACTGCTGAAGCTCTTCTAATAACTACGGCTAGAACAAGCAGAGCTATTAGTGGTACTGTACAGATTAGCTATGCTGGTGTACTGCACACAATTAATCTTGATGTTAACATTGTAGCTTAAGGTGATTTAAATGACTGCAGAAGATATGAATTGGAATAGCAGACTCTGTGTTTCGTACAAACCAGCCGGTGGAGCTTCATCTATAGTGCATCCTATTAATAATATGGAACTTAATGAAGAAGATACTGTAGATATTATGGACTCTATTGATGCACATAATCTTGGTTACTCTTTTGGAAACCCAAGGTATTCGTTTAGTTTTGAAGTGAAAGCTGTCAATATGAAAGTATTTAGACAGATCTATAGTTCATTTAGGAAAAGAACCAGATTCTCTGTAGGAATGGGTGTTGTAACTGGATTAAGTGACGATTGGTATCTTGACTCAGTTGAAATAACTAATTGTATGATTACTAACGTATCACAGACAGTTGATAACACTGGCGGAGTACCTACCCTTAAATACCAGGCAGTAGCTCTCGACGTTTCCGTGTCAAATGATGGAACTGTTTTGACCACAAACCACACTGGTGGTGGATCTGGTAGTTTAACTTAAGTGGATTTTCCACTTATATTTTTATTTATTAAGTGATAAACATGGCTAAATCAACTAGAAAAAATTATTTTAATATACACTCTTTAATCGCAAAAGGCATTAACGATGTAAGAAAATATCAACTTCCTGTAGGAGAAGTACTATATCGTCCAATTTCACAATTAGAGGCAGAGGAAGCTCAGGCTATAATGATTGGTTCTATCAATGACATACCAACACGTGAGTACCTTTTTTCGTTGGCTGAGAAAAATGAACTAGATAAAGCTAATGAAGTACTTGATCAGGAAGAGAATGCATCACAGTTTCCTCCAGAAGTGAATTTAGCTGAATTGTATAAAGCGATGATAAATCATGCGATTCATGTGTGCTATCTAGCTATGATTGATTTCACAGACGATTTTAATGAAAATGATCTTAAAAAATTAGATGGTATTCGTGAATTTGCTGATGAAATTATGAAAATTTCAGGTCAAGATAAGGAGACTCTTGAAGAAGTAGAATCCTTTCCTGAACAGCCCTGAAGGAACCCAAGTAGCGTTCTTAATAGCACATGAAACTACAGGATATAGATTATCTTCAAACCTTTGTGATCTTACACAAGTTCAAATTCATTGTCATTACTTGATTGCAAAGAAACAGAGTGATATGATTGACGCTATGACAAAAAATAGTCAAACTACAACTAGTTCGTTAAAAATTACCGATAACGATGAACCTGATGTTATTAAAGAAAAGTTAAGCCTTATGAAAGAACGTATGCGAGGGTACTAAATGTCTATAAGTCGTAGTTTGAATTTGTCTATAAAGCTCAATGGATATGCTACTGTTAAAAAGCAACTGCAATCGTTACTTACAGATGCCACTAAATTACAGCAGAAATTAAGTAATATGACTGTTAATTTTAGTGGATCTGAATCCACTCCTAATTTTAATGTTAATAATATCGCAAATGATCTTAAAAATGCGGCAACTGAAACTCAAAAAATTAATAATGATATTGGTAAAAGTTTAATCGTTTCATCTACAAAGGCACTCGCCAATGAAGCAAGTATACTTGAAATCAAACGTAATCAGTTACAGGTTACACGATCTACTGCTATACAATCTGATTATATTTATAGACAGTTTGCTAATTTTAATCCGAAATGGGTGGGTAGTAATCTAGATGATATTGGTACTAAACGTTTAGATAGTAACAATATAAAAAGGATATCAAGTACTCCGCAGAATTTAATGTTGGCAACCGAGTCGAAAGTTCTTGACATGAAGAATAGACAACTCGACGTTGTAAACAGATCTGCTAAGATTTATGAAGATTTGTATAAGAATAGAATAAATTATACTAATAATATATATGAAAATGAGGATGGTAATTTAGAAGATTTAGCTAAAAAATCTAGATCGTTAATTCAAACCGGATTCGGACTTCATATAGTTCAAATATATTTAGCCCCTATTTTATATGCGTTAGAAAAACTAACGTCTAAAATGATTTCCACTTATGCTGAATTTGATAAGCTATATACCGACTATATGGTAAAATCAGAAGAGTATGGTGAATGGCTTAATAAATCAGACTTTTATTCTTCTTCGGTTGGGCAGACATATGGTATATTAGACGCCGCATCTGCAGCTGAACGTTTCGCAGCATCAGGTGTTGATGTAGCTAAAAGTCAACAGGCACTCACGTCTGTGATGCAAGTTGCTACTATTGCTCAGATGGATTATGATGAAGCCGCCAATGGTGTAATCAGAACCATGCAGGCAATGCATATGAACGTCGAAGACGTTACTATTATTACAGATGCTTTAATTAATTCAGCTAACGCATCAACTGCAGAATTAGACGACTTAGTTCAGTGGTTTGAATATGCAGCGTCGAGTGCATTCCAAGCAGGACTTGATGTTAAACAATTGTCTGCATATCTTGGTATACTAGCATCTACAGGTACTCCGAATACTGGTGCAGCCATGCGTCAGTTGTTCTTGCAGTTATCTAAAGAAGACATTCAATCTAAGATGAAAGATCAATTTTCATGGATAAATGATGAAAGTTTTGCTAATGTAGATCAATTGATTCTTGATATGAGAGATTACGTTAGATCTCAAGATGATCAGAAAGCTGCAACATTAGAGATTACTCGACTGCTTGGTGGTAAAGCAAATGCACAACAGGCATTAAACAACTTGCTTATGTCAGAACCTGAACTATGGAATCAGGTTACTAATGCTGTTAATGCTACCGGATCTACTCAGGATCTTTATAATAAAATTACAGATAATACAGCGGATTCAATTCAAAGAATTAAGGTTAACTTTGATATCTGGATGGCACAGCTAGGTGAAGTTGTAGGTCCAGGTATAAAGTTTGTAGCTGATGCTTTTACTGCACTTACTACAGCATTTATAGCGTTACCATCATGGATTAAAAAGATTATAGGTGCAGCTATAATTCTAGCAACTGTGTTTGCAGCCGTCACATTTACAATTATAGGTGCAGTCGGTGCTATTGCTATCATTACTGGAACTCTGATACAGCTACAGTTACATCAGGGACTTATTATACTTGCTACTAAAGGTTGGCGTAATGCACTTAAAGAATTGGCAATGGAATTATATGGTATAGTTTTTGCTGGTAAATCTTATAATACAACATTACAAGCAACTACAGTAAATTCCACTGCAGCAGCAACTGCAACTAAATCATTAACTTTGTCTAAGATTAATCTTAGATCTGTAATGATGGGTATAACTGGTGCAATGATAGGTTATACTATGTCAGCATCGGCTATGCAGAAGCAGATGTTTTCAGAAGCATATGTAATTGGACATTTAACAGCACTATGGCTTGCATACAGTGCGGCTAAAGCTGCTGCTGTATTAGGACCAGTGGCATCTGGAGTTGCTGCATTAGGAGCTTTTGGAGCTTACGAAGCTATAATGTATAATCAGATTGAAACCATGAAGCGTGATGCTAGATTAACTGATATGGCTAATCAGATTGGTACAGGTAGTACTGTTAATAAAAATTATTACATTAATATGGATAATGCAACTATTAGCAGTGAAGGCACTGGATTAGAAGACTTTATAAGTGCGTTTGAGGTTGATGACATTGAGTAATAACTACTCTACTATTTATTATAAAAATTTAGATGGTAAAGCAAAAACACTTGTGTTACCAACTATTCAATCTTTATCTATTCCAGACAATACTGCTATACCATGTAAACCTACTATCACAGGTGAATTTAGAAATCAATATGTAATTAGAAATGCATTAAAAGTTACATTTACTGCGTGGTTAGAAAATGGTAAATTTGGTGAAGAAACTTTAGATGTTAGTGAATCAATCGATCAGTTAGAATATCTAAAAAAGAATCGTATTAAATTTAATTTATCAACTACACAGGAAGCTGAGGAGTCTAGATTCTTAGCTGATCTTGTGATAGAAAATATAAGTTACTCAAGGGAAGCTGCACGTAGAGATAGAGTTGTAGCTGTTGTTAATTGTGTCCAGGTAAAATTAATTGACTTAACTTGGAAGCTTGCAAGTTCAATTGAAATATTTGGTAAAGAAATATTTACTAACGCAGAAGAAGCAGCTAAAACAACAAATATGAATTTTGTAGCAGGAGTAACTGATACTGATTTTGAGTTATCTAATAATGCTATTAGTGCATTGTTTACTAGACTTGGTGATATATCTGGATATAAAGATATGCCTGTTAATAGGCATATAAGAAATTCTATTGAGGATGCAGTTCCACTTAATGAAGATAGTTATTATTATAAGCTAGGTACCCCAATAGATATGTCAGCAGGTACTCGTGCATATAATTGTGAGTGTTCGTTTAAATCTAGATATGGAGCTGGTTCAGATGAACCAGATTACACAGTAAGTTTAGGAACTTTTGTTGTCAATATCACACAAAAGAGTGTAGATCTTGTTGATAATTTTCCTATAAAGTTGTATTTAGATGACAATGTTGTAGCTGATATATATAACTTCATGTTAATTTCTCGTGCAAATAGTAGAGATGTACAGCGCATTAAGAATTCATCACCAACCTGTTCATACCCATATGATTTTGCAGACACATATCCAGATTTTACAGTTTCTAAATCATTTGATTATATAGCTGGTAATGGTGAATTAATAGAGTATTTATATAAATGCTATAATAATCATAAATTTTCTAGTGACGATAATGCGTTAACTACAGGGTCTGTCATATTAAAAAATGGATATGTATATACATATAAGATCTCGGATAGATATGAATATACCGTATCATATGGTTCATTTAGTAAACAATTAATACCAGATGGTGCACTTAAAATTGACACGTTTGAGTTGACTACACAAAATAGTGGATTTACCGCAGCCGTATCTAATGAATCCTACCAGGATATATGGAATAATTTGTTTTCATCAAATTATAAAATTTACTTAGTAACAGTTACATTAGGTGCAATGTTACAATTATATCTTTTCTCCCCAACATTATTTAACCAAAATAAAATAAATTCAAGCGTCTGATGTGATACAATGGTTGATCTTGATTTTTGTAAATTAGAAGTAACTATCATCCATTCACTTCAAACATTTTCATCAATGGTAGATAAATTCCATAATGTTAAAGAGATTACTAAATATTTTGACTTATATAACAGTTCATCCACTGATTTGTTAACATATTTTAGAGATGATATGCGTTTAGGTAATGATGCTGATCTCGTAATTAAATTACAATTTGACAATACTCAGCTAAATTGTGAACTTAAAATTATTGATAGTACTGAAGATGCCAGTGATAATTTTGTATTTAAGGTATGGAATTTACCAAACAATACAGTATTATTTTCTGGTGATTATTTGCTTTTTAAATTCTATTGGGAATCTGATCCAGAGCATTACACATCATATCATGGTGTTATAAAGGATATAAAAGCTAAAAGATCCAGTGCCGATTTACTTATTACAGCTAAAGGTGAAGTCGTTAATCAAAATATTTTGTATAACTGGTCTATATATGAAAAGTATCCTAAACTTCATTTTTATTCTGATGTAAAGGATTTTATTGAAAATGAATTGAATTTTAATTTTGTACCTATGGTAACAGGATTTAATAACGATACTGTGCTGCCTACACCTATATTTACAAGAGGCAAAAGTGTTGGTATTATATTAGAAGAAGTTTGCAAACAGATTACCGATAGTGTGTCTAAAGATGATCCATGTCATTGGAAATTTATAAATGGTCAAACTATATTATTATATAAAGATTCAGATTTAGGAGGACGAATTTTAAACGAATATTTTAAAATTGCTGTACCTTCTATAAAGTATAATGATTTATTAGAATACACGCCAAACGATACAGGATACATAGTTAATACATTCGGCATTCCTACTTTAGTTTCTGGTATAGTCTTTCACATAAATGCAGATGAAGTTCCTAGTTATCTTGAAGCTGAATCGGCATATTATACTGCTAACGAAATTGAGCATAATATTACATTATCCAGTGGATATATTATGAAAATTTATGCTACGAAAACACAGTGATATATATGGAAAAAAGATCTAAAGAAACTATGTATACTAAAGGGGTAGCCCTAATTGAATCTCGTATTAGACGAGTGTTTAATAGGGATTTCTTTTCTATTTATGACGGTATAGTTGAAGGTATAGACCTTGACAATGGATTATTGACCGTTAGAATACCAGATTTGAACGACGCGTCGTTTGAAAATTGCAAAATTATGTTACCATGTTCATCTGAATCGTCTATCATTTATCCAAATTTTAAAATAAATTCTACTGTTATCGTAGGATTTAAACAATTTAATTTAGGGCAACCTATTGTTTTAGGAGCAGCCTTAACACAACCGTTATCAATACCTATGGATTTAAATACAGTAGGACTTGTAGATGGTGATTGTAAGATAACATTAAATAACAATGAAATTACAATTACTAACGGGACTTCTACACTAATTATCAGTGATTCCGGTATAACTATGACAGGACCGTTCATTTCAGCCAATGGCGAAGATCTATCTGAAGATGAAACCGGAGATGATTAATTGACATACGGTAAAACTATATTATTAAATGATATGTTTGATTTTACATTTGATCCTAATAGAAATACATTAGCACTTGTATCAGGTGAAGATAATGTTGTTCAAGCTATTAAACTTATATTAAAAGTAATGCTTGGTGAAATTCGTACATTTCCTACTTTTGGTATTGATATACCACAACTATTAGATAAAAATATATCTGACGATAATATTAAACACGCAATTAGTAACGCTATTATACGAGATCCTAGAATAAAATCAATTGATCAAATAACACTTGAACGAATCAATAGAACGTTAAACATTAGTATGCAGGTAACATCGTATAGTGGAGCTATTTTAGATTTTAGAGATTCTTTATCGTGGTGATTTTATGGCAAGATATGGTGTTACAGATACAGGTTTTAAAAAGAAACCTTATTCAGTTGTTATAGATAGTTCACATAATAACGCTAAACGTATGTTTGGATCAGACCTGGATTTAACACCAGGATCTCCAGTAAAAATATTAATAGATTTATTTGCAATAGAAATAGTAGGATTATGGTCACAGTTAGAAGCCACTTATAATTCAGCTTTTTTAAATACTGCTACAGGATATGCATTAGACAATCTTGGTCAATTAGTTGGAGCTATTCGTACACCGAGTACATATGCTACAGGTGAGGTAACTTTTTTTAGAACCACTGCTTTAACATCTTCAAATCCAAGAATAGTGCCAAAGGGTACTAAGATAGCTACATCAGAGATTAGACCTAAAGAATATATTACAAGCAATTCAGTGTATTTTCAGCCAGCTATAACTGCAGAAGAACACGTAGTGGATGATCCTATATACTCGTTTGATGCAGTTAATGTTATTCACTCTATACAAGCATTGTATGATAATAACAACACAAATTATCTTAATAGTGCTACATTTAGTGGACGTACAGTTACATTTACTGAACAAATCGATGCAGGTACAATTTTATATATCAGTTATAAACCACTCAGTATAACTGCGCCTGTCATAGCACTTGAACCTGGCGCAGATTCTAATGTCGCTGCTAACACAATAACTGTATTGGATACACCTATTGATTTTGTCACATATATTTCAAATGAAAATGGTATTGATTCGGGGTCAGATGTAGAATCAGATTCACATTTTAGAAATAAAATTATTGGTGCAACTCAATCTATAGGTAAAGCTACTACTAACGCTTTAAAATATTATATAGGTAATGTTACTGGTGTAAAGAACGTTATTATAGAAGATCCTCTACGTGTAAATGCAGTGGCTGAGATAAGTGGTAACGGTACATTATCGTTCTATATTCCATATGCACCAATATATAATATATCCAGTATAATTGGATCTATCAATGGAATTTATACTATAGATAGCTTTGATGCACAGTCTGGGGAAGTTACAGTAACAGTTGAAACAAACGTGGCTGAAACGCTTGTTGTAACTTATTTATATACAGTGCCTGGTAAAATTAAAATCTACGTTGAAGGCGGGGAAACTGGTAATGAACTTACAGAAGATACTATAGTTTATGCAATAGAATCTACACGAGCTGCAGGTATTCAAGCAGTAGGGTATGATACAGATGACTCATCTGCATATGGTAGTCCTTCAGCGCCGTTCTCATGGTTTTATAGACCGAATAATGCAGCTATAGATATTGCAATGACTGTGTACTTCGATTCAAGCAGTCCATTAAGTGATTCTGAGAAAGAAGTTATTCTCATAGAAGTTCAGGATTATATTACTGATTATATTAACGATCTAACTTTGCAGGATAAAATTTATAAAAATAAAATATTACAGCTTGCAATAGGCTCTCATAACGATATCGTGGATGCCCAGATAACTAACTGGAAAATGAATGATATTGATATGAACATTTTAAGTTCATATATCCAGGGTGGTAATATGGAGGTACTCGTTGCTCGCAACATTGTATTACAGCGTGCGGTGGGATGATCTTGGCAGCTACTCACGTTTGGGATTGTAAAAACGATTGGGATTATTGCACACTAACTGGTTGTAAAATTATCAATAACACTGTAATGCTTGACAATGCAATTACAGGATCTATACTATCAGATATACGAGATTCGACTTCTCGTATACACGATTATGGTGAAATTATACCAATAATCAACATTCCTACAGGGAGCAGTGCCCTCTTATATATTCGTTCAGGTTGGTATGAAGAATACACAGAAGATACATGGACTGATTGGAAGCTTATTAATGAGCCTGAACAACGAATAGAGTATACTCTATCTTTAACAACGTCAAGAATTGTTGCAGATTACGATATAAAATCGTTAACAAATATTTACTACGGTACTGATTATGCATTCCATACGCTTGCTACAAATTTAAGAGACATCTATTTGAGTACACTTGATAACGTTGACCCTGAAGATGAGAGGTACTCGTCGCTGTGGTCTGGTGTAGTTGACGATGCTGTTGTAGATTTTGCTAAAACTGATAATGATGGTGAAGCTTTAACAATATACGCACAAGATGCTGCTACAGTTAATAATGTTATAGTTCTAAAGAATCCACTACCTGATAATAATGTTGTCACTATTATTAAATATATTTCAAGGTATTTTGTATATTCTGGTCATAAGAATAGATATTTTCAATTTAAAATAGATTTAGAAGTAGATCCAGTTTATTTACGAACAGTTACAAATGCTGATTTTTGTACAAGTGATGGAGAATTAATTAATCTTGGTGAAGTTGGACCCACTGTAACTTCTATTATAGCTAATTATAGATTAGATTTTCAACACGAAATGCAGAATATGTTCCCTAGAATTTTCAGGAGATTATAAATGACCGGTACTAATTATCAAAAAGTTTTAAACATTATAACTCCAGAACTAGATGAACTGTATACAGCTATTACAGATGTTAAAAAAGCTATACATGTGTATACAGCTAGAGGAATGTCGTTAGATAATATCGGTGTATTATTAGATTTCGAACGATCAATTAACGAGACTGATGAATCATATAGAAATGGATTGATTAACACTATTAACATTAACACTATAGCAGGTACAAAAACTGCTATTCGTCAATTGCTATCTAATTACTTACGTATAGAAGAATCAGAAGTAATTGTTCGTGAAACTGTACCTAATTATATTATTGTACAGCTACCACCTGAATTTGAGATATACGATCTCGATATAAAAGATATTATATATAGATCAGTATCTGCAGGAGTTTATGTTGGAATTTATTATTCAGGTACTTATTGGGACGATGCTAATTGGGATAGTGCAGATTCAGAATGGAGTTAATTACTTATGACGACAACAATTAATGCAAATACATTTATTGGACCAAATCAAGGTTCAGCCGAAGGATATATACCAGATACAACAATTGAATCTGCTAAAGTGGATGCTGATTTAAATCAAATTTTAGCAGATTTAGATTCGCATTTAGCTCTTTTACAAGCAGCGTTTACTAAATTAGACCAAATAGATTTAACAGAATTAGGTGCGATTGAAGCTGTTGATGTTGTACCAGTTATTAATGCAAGTGATTTAAAAATAGATGCTAATAATTTAGCAGACAGTGTTGTTTTAGAAGATGAATTAACTGCAACTATTGATGCACATAAGAATACCACCTCATTATCTGCGATGCATCCCGAAACATCTATTAAAGGTACAGAATTAACTTATAGTAACACACCGAGTGCCCTATTAACAAATTGTACAAATCTTTTAGATGAACTTAAAAATCTTAGATATCAGATACATAGAATAAATGGTAAGACCAACTGGTCTGATACACCAGATGCGTCTATTACATCGTTGCAAACTTCGCTTAATAATTTTATAAATGCGTATAATATACATGTTAATAATGATAACCGACATGTGTCGTCTAATCAGAGAGCTGCTATGGATGCGTCACCCACAGCATCTGCTATTAATAGATTTGCCACATTAAGCGATGTAACTGGACTTGGCGCAGGTGATATGACTAAAGCTGTGTACGATTCTAATAACGACGGAGTAGTTGACAAAGCGTATGCTATAATGTCAGGCACTACTCAGAAAACTTGGTCTAGTATTTTAAGTCAAATTGCATCAAATATAGCAACACATGCAGATAATGCCTCAGCACATCATACTCGATACACAAATGCAGAAGCTATAGGTGCTATTAACACTGATTCTGACCACGATATAACAGCGTACCATTCATACACAAATTTGAGAAATAAACCCGCTGCAGATGCATTTACATCAGCAGAAGTGTCTAATGTTAGAAGTAGTAAACTAGCAAATGGTACTACTCCTTGGGCTGGCGCAGTTACATTAAATGCATCTGGTGTAATTCCACATAATTATTTACCTGTCGAACGATGTTCGGCTTCTTGGAGAGATGCTACTAATAATATAGCTACACAAGCTTATTTTTCACCATCAAATCCAGGTTCTGTATGGAATTCGTTTACCGGACCAGCTATGTTATACGGTGGTGCAGGTTACGTTACAACTGAGTATGGGTATTTACAATATTCTACGAATAATGGTGGTACGTGGAATACGTGTTTGACCAGTCCACCAATGATGCGTGCACCCTCATCACATGGAAGTAATATACGTGTTTGGACATGCCCGCTTATGTATATACCAGCAGGAGTAGTATTTATTATTCGAGCAGGCAGCACATTTGGTCCAGGTTCAAGTCAAGATACATATGGCGGTGGATACCATATCAGATATAGAATGTTTTAATCGGTGATGTATATGGCATATGATAAAAAAACTTGGGCTACTCGTGAAACTATAAACACCAGTGAATTAAACCATATGGAGCAGGGTATTGAAGATGCACATACAGCATTAGATGAAATACAGGCTGCAGTAGAATCGATACCAGATATGTTTGCATATATGCAAACTGTAACATATGATCCAGATGAAGATGGTAAAGTAGATTCTGCAGAAATTGCAGATACTCTGGCTAATGGAGAATCGCCTAAAAGTTATGCCAACATATCGTCTGAAATTGACGCTGATATAACCACACATGCTTCAAACGCATCAGCACACCATGCTAAGTATACAGATGCAGAGGCACTCGCTGCTGTTAATGGTGATGCTACACATGGCAGTTCAGCTTCACATAACTATAGGACAGACGAGGAAATTATGGATGTCTGTTCAAGTATGCTGACTGCAGGTTCTAATGTTACTTTAACTTATGATGATAATGCTAATACACTTACAGTAGCAGCTATTGGGTTAACACCTGAACAGCAGTCTAAGTTATATGGTATTGAAGAAGGTGCTACTGCAGATCTTACAGCTGAAGAAATTGTAGCACTTATAAATGCAAGTGAATTTACTATAGATGCTGATAATATTGATATTTCTGGATCAGGTCTTACTCCAGACCAGCTCGCTAAATTAACCGGAATTGAAGAAGGTGCTACTGCAGATCTTACAGCTGAAGAAATTGTAGCTTTAATTAATGCATCTTCAGAAGTTATAGATTCTAATAATCTTAATCAGTCAGGTTTGTCTACAGTATTAGAACGTGGATTTGTAGGTGAAGTTGTAGTAGGCGATTCACTACGTATATATAACCCAAGAGCAGGTACAATTTTATCTGCTACTGTGATTTCTAGTACAAAACCATCTGGCGAATCGCTTATGGTAGATATTAGAAAGAATGGTACTGCTACAACCAACTCAATTTTCACAGCCGACACACCTATGATCCTAGGCACGAATACCTCTCTTACAAATGGTGTATATGTTACTAATGGCATTTTAGATGCTGCACAAGTATCTTTAGCACCTGGAGATGTACTCAGAGCATATGTCACACAAACTGGAAATACAGCAGATGTTTCTGTCTGTTTGGAGGTATTATATTAATGCCTCTTCCATACTATATTGAAAACACTACAACATTATGGATAAAGGATAACATTGCACCATTTGGAACTAATATATATACTGTACAAAAAGTAAGTGGGTATTCACCAAACGATTTAGCTGTTTTTGATTTTATTGATAATTTTAATGATCAAACCATCGATCCAAACAAATGGTTTACAGATGGTATTGGTGTAATAGAAGAAACTGCTGGCGGATATGCTCACGTAGTTTCGCTATTAGCTAACAAATATCCAAGATTTGTGTCAGCAATTCCACTATATATAAGAAACTATATGGTTGAATATGATGTACAAATTAGCGGAGCATCTAGTGAAGCTTGCAGAATGGGGTACACGTCGCATTATATAGATGGTAGTGAATTAGCTAATTGGTTTTTATATTGGGATAGCAGCAAATATCTTAGATTTTGGACTAGAATAAATGGTGCTTGGGCACTCAGGTGGTCTTATACAACTCCTATATCCATTGATACCTGGTATAAAATGAGGATTATCGAAACTCATGCAGGTGTTAAAGTTCAGTTACTTAATTCATCATCTACGCTGTTAGCTGAATCTGGATTTTTTCGATATGATTACAAAGCACAAAATTCTATATATTTTGGACAAAGATCGTTTCGAGATGCTGGATATTGGGATAATTTCAAAATTAGAAGATATGCTGAAATAGAGCCTACTGTAGTTGTAACGACTGAAACTATGGTTGGTAATGCCGAATTAGTTGCAACTGATGGTGTTATACTTCAAACAAGTGGTAGTGAAACCTTAGTAACACAGGATGCTGGTGAGTCATCTACTATATATAAAGTGGTAGTTAAAAATAATACATGCGAAGAATTAAGAGATTATCAGATTCAAATTCCTGCATCTAGTTTAGGTACATTAACCGCAACCACTAGCTTAAACATAAATACTGTTTATAAATCACCATTAAAAAGTAATTATTATAATATACTATATAACTGCACGTTAAATATTCCAGATATGACTAGAGATATTACAGATCAACACACATTAACTACATATAATACTTTAAAAACTGTTGATAGATTTAATGGATCTAATAATAGTACATTATTCGATGGTATTAATTCTCGTGGCGTGTTAACCAATGCTACAGATTTGAATTTATTTAATTCTGATACATTTACATTACATTGTTGGCTTAGACAGATTGGAAATTATCCTTCTACGTGGGTAGTATTACTTAGTGATGCAACCGGAGCAACTGCTAATAGATGGTATTTCAGAATTGTTGCTAATGAAGTTAGCTTATATGTACAAGATGCTGACTCTAATATTACATTAGGCGGATCATATAGTCCTACTACAATAAACGATGGACAATGGCATCTGGTTACAATTGTTAGAAACGATGCTAATTTATTAATTTATAAAGATGGCGTGTATGTTAGAACGTTTGCACTTACTGGTATAACTAATTTTAGTAGTTCGAATAATATTAATATTGGTTGTTCTGTAACTAATGGTATATATGAAAGATTCTTTAACGGTGAGTATGGAGAAATAACTTTACACAGTACTGCTTTTTCAGATGTACAGGTTTCTAATTATTATACATTGTCTAAATATAAATATATTGAAAACACATCACATCTTATAAAGTTTTAATGAGGTATTATGACAACTTATACTTTACCATATACGGGCGAGCAGATCTCAACTAGATTAGCCGCAGTAACTAATCACGATCACACTCTTTCAGATATTACTGACATAGTGTTGCCAGGATCGGCATCTGTCTACTTGAATGGAAACGGAGCATGGACGACTCCTACGGCTTCAGGAAGCGTGTTCAAGCCTGGAATTTATATCGGGAGAACCGGAAGCGGAGCAGATTACATTTGCGACGGTGACCGGGACGAGGTGCAGTTTAATCAGGCTCTTGCTGCCGCAGTGAGCGGCACGACGATCTATGTGCTACCAGGGCATTATTATATCGCGGCTAGAATATTTCAGCAGTACAAGTCCCTCAATATAATCGGAATCGGGGACGTTACGATTACAAAACAGGTAGCACCTGGATCAGCGAATGGAATATACCTAGAGGGGCGAATAATCGCAACAAATCTCACGGTAAGCACCGCAGCAAAAGGTGCGAGTGTAATAACCGTATCGAGTGGGGCACTTATACACCCCGGTGACATAATAAAAATATGGAAAGCGGTTCAGTGGTGTCCGGCTGACTATCCAGACCAGTACACCGGTGAAATGTATTGCGTTAAAAGTGTTAGCGGGAACGATGTCGCCCTGACAGAGAACTTGATCAGAGAGTATAATTCTTCTGACACCGTAAAGATAAATGTTTATCGCCCTATTGAAGTACACATCGAAAATATAAAAATCCAAGATTATGATTCAGCCGAGATCCATGAGGGCATTTCCCTGAGATACTGCATAAACAGTTCTGTTTCTGACTGTTGGGTAAAGGATTCGGGGCTGGCTGGAATTTCGTTTTACTCTTCGTATAATGTGAAGTTGTATAATAATAAAGTATATAATAATATACTGCCGGGGAGTGGGTACGGTATTGGTTTGTGGTCTGGTATAGCACATGCCGAAGTGTTCTCAAATCATCTTGAAAACAGTAGGCACTGTATTACCTGCAATACTGATGAGCGGAATTCGTTACTCAGGGGCATTAACATCCATCACAATACCATGATCCCGTCCCCAACGAATGACTCTTCTTTCGCGGTGGACACTCACAATCAGGTAATAGATATCCGTGTGGAAAACAACAATATAATAATTCCAGAAGGCGCGCATGGTGGTTTCTGGGATGGCTCATATAATTCAGTGTTCTGCGACAATACTATCTCAGGCGGTTTCGTATCTCATTATGCCGCTGCAATCGAGCGTAGGGGGTCAGTGGATGGTGGTATGCACGTTATCAAGAATAATTATATGGAGGGTGGTAATGCTGCCTATTTTTACAGAGCTGGATATTTTGCAAATGATGAGAATCTGGTGTTTATTGGGAACACGGTAAACGGTTGCAATTACGGAATATCATTTATAGACGATGCGTACAGGTCAGAGGCGTTCAAATCTTTGATTATTCAGAAAAACCAGTTTAAAGCCGTGAATAGCAATGCAATTGCACTTATCCTGAACGGTGACGGGAGTGATATTATAATTCAGGATAATTACATCAACGGTACAAAATACGATGCAATCACCATCAATGCTACAAATAACACAGTATCCACCGGAGATAATACCCACGTTGCATCCACGCAGACACCGGACACAGTAACAATTTCTGGAAATACGATTGTCAATCCGAACACGGCAAATTCAACATATACAGGCATCCTGATCACAGATATATCGAACGCGCTACTGGAAAATAATTTTGTCAATGACATGAATGGGTATGGCGGTTCTGCGATAAAGACCGCCGGGACCAGTAATTATAATGTTCTAATTGGAAATGTAGCAAAAGGGATGACAGGTACGAAATTCTCCTTGACCGGCGCAAATAATTTCCCTGCTACTGCAAACGTTGAAACGTTGAATCATTCATTTTAAAGTGCATACACCACAGTGATACTATGACACTGACAACCAGTGAATCACATTACATCACAACAAACATAGGCGAAATTATTGATACAATGGATGCTACAATTGATCCAAACATAGTTGATGTAAT